AGGGCAGGAATACCAGTCATAGTCGACTGTGATAGATGGCTCGATGACGTCTTGCTCGATAGGATCAAACTCAGCCAGCTGCGCAGTCGCCTCCGGGCAGATTTCAATGGTGCCGTTCCCGGATATACGCATACGCCAGCCGATCACCGCGAGGACTTTTTCTGCCATTGAGAGGCGGCTTTCACCGTCCTCGGCGATGATCGATTTCTGGATGCCCGGAGCGCTTCCGTTCACAAAAATAGGAGCCGGGGAGACAGAGAGCAGATCCTTCACCGCAACTGCGCCGTCTGTACCTGCCGGGACGTAATATCCCCGGTCAAGGAGCACGTCATCGGCAGCCTTTAAGACGGAGTAGCATTCCAGCGTATTCTTCTCGAAATACCCGTCAATATCCCTTGATGGACTTGTGGCAAGGCCAGTAAAAAGCGGCTCATGAGAAGCTGCTCCGTTCTGACGCGCATCGAGGTAGACGCGTATGTATTGTTCTTTTCCGTGCTCGTATGCCTTGCACTCGATATCGGCAGATTCTCGCAGGCCTTCCTCCGACCTGCTAATGCTGCCTCCTGTGATTTCGATTCTTTCTTTTTCTCTCCAGCTGACTGGATCGATGATGTATGCATAGTAGCTTGCGCTATAACCATTATTCCATTTCATAAGATCAGACCTCCCCAGATATCCATTCGGCATAAGTCAGACCGTCCGGTTCCTCCGGATCAACACGTGTGACAGAGAGGCTATACTCAGCGCGGATCGTATTCGCGTCATAGCGTCTGTCCTCGCTGACTTGAATGTCGCACTTGAAGCTTGATCCGTCGACTGTCCGGATATGACAGATGCCCGGATAGACTGCAAGGCGTCTGAACTTACGCATCGTGTCCTGATCCTTGATGGTTACCGTTGAGCCCTTTAAGGATGCCGTCCTGCCGATGGCCTTGTTCCAGTCACCGGTAACGGAGCCGCCAAGGTATCTCGTTTCCTTGAAGTCCTTCTCCCACGTGTTGGAGTGGGTGACATCATAGTAAAACTCGATCTGTTCGCCCTCGAAGTCGATCAGGGAATAGACGATATTTAGGGCATCGCCGTCCTCAGCCGTGATATCCAGCCATGCGATCTCGTTCTCCGCTGTGATGTAATCACCATCAGCAGTACGATAAACGATCCGGTGGCCTCCAAACTCACCAATGGCAGGGTAAGGGTCGACGTAGGTCACACCAAAGTCTCCGCCGGACACAATGAGCTCCGGTCTGTCAGCTGAGAGCCTGTAGATATCACAGGTGTCTCCCTCCATGAAGCCTTCCGGTGCAATCGGAGTGATGAATGCGACCGTCCCTGAGATGGATGCGGTTCCTTCCGGGATCACAGCCTGATGTGACCAGTGCACTTCGAAGTCGATGCTTGCTGTGCTGCTCTGACCGAGACTGTCCTGCACGGTCGCCAGCAGGCGGTATTGAGCTCCGTCGTCAAGGTTTCCGATCAGATCCTCCCGGCGTATTGTGATCGGAGCTTCGCCTGTCTGTGAGAACAGTAGGATCGTTTCTCCTTCAAAGCCGTTGAAGTCCCGCTCATCCGGCCTGTCAATGTGATAGTCCTCCGCCCGTTCAATGACGAGGGTAGTCGTGCCACCTGTGCCTGCGCCGGTAATGGCTGCCGTAAGAGGCAGCGCGGTAAGCGCCATCACCGTTCTGGAATTGTCATCGACGACGATTTCCTGTCCCACGAGGCTTGTGCTTTCGATAACAGCTGTCAGCTCTTCTGCGATGATGACTGGTACCGGATCAGACCATTCGTCAGAGACACGACCGGAGCCGGATACGACTCTGACACATAAATAGTGGCTCTCGCCGGAAGCCCAGCCGAGCTTTTCTGCATACAGGGTGATATGCTGGGCAGTCTGAGTGCTGGCAATAATATCGCCATGCTGGACGCCTTCACCTGTGATTGTTGCCTCACAGATCTCCGCATAAGCCTGCCCGGTTCCATCACCGGATACATATGACCAGAAAGCGGAGAGGCTTCCATCGGCAGAGATTACACCCTTGGATAGTGTAAGGGTAGGTACGCTCGGAGCCGACGACAGGTCGATCATGGCAGGTGCAGACCATGCACCGTACACACCGTTATCTCCATAGCCCTTGACGAGCCTTACCCTGAAGTACCATCTCTTGCCGGTCTCAAGGCCGGACACGTTCCATTCACCGGCATGGGTGTTATTGATCGTATAGGTCTCCGGCTCGGAGGTGCTTTCCCATGCATCCTCATGATCAGCCCATGAGATGACAGCGCTCTGTGCCTCTCGCCATGTCCAGTCCCAGATTACCTTCACGGTGCCGCTGATGGCTGTTGCGTTCACAGATACGTTCCCGGGAGCATGCGGAACCTGACCGCCTTGCCAGACGGGAGCATCGGATTTCATGCGTGGCGTTACCGTGTAGGCATCAACGCCATCAGCCCTTGTGACATTGGTATAGCTTCCGATGCAGGCATAAACGCCAAACTCATAGGAGTCTTCAGAAGACCAGTCCGGACACTGCACAGCGACCTGCGTCTGCCCGGCAGGGATGATGCCGACCGTGGCTTCCTTGTCCGGTTCAGAGCCAGTCCTGAAAAGCACCACGAGGAATGATCCCGGGACATCCGAGAGGTTGTTTGCCGTGACCGTTGCCCGGAAGGTGGTGTCATCCGTCTGGATATCCGTGATTTCCGGATCTTTCAAGGAACCGGTGCTGGCAAGCACCCATCCGCTGTAGGTTGTCTGATACAGGTGGGTAGAGCTCACCCTCACAAACAGGCACTCGTCCTTGGCGAGCGTCTGGCTGATAAAGGACGATGCTGCACCGCCTGCTCCGGCCATTGTTCCGATTACTCCATCAGCAGTTCCGTTGTAGGTGAGACCGTCCTCGGGCACCTTGATGGCATACTCGGCTGTTGTTGAATCGACCGGGTAGGCGTTGTTGTTCGTCTGCGACCATGTGACCTTCACCTGCATGCCGCCAGCCTGATTGGTGACGTTTGCCTTGACATTTGAAGCAGCATAAGGCGCGGAGTAAACACGGCAGGAGTAGCGCCATTCGCTGACCCCGGCAGCACCACGCGAGCGCACCCGGAACCATCTGGTATGGGAGCCGGACGCGATTGTAGCTGCTGATTCCGTATAGGTCTTGCTTCCGCTTGCACCGCCAGTGCCGGAAGTCCAGCCCTTGTCACCGCCGTAGTCGTAGTTTTCGACCAGCTTTGTCTGATACTCGACGTCGGTGAACACTTTATGGGTATTGGACGTATCGACGCTCCAGCTGAAGGTGCACTGGTTATAATTGCTCTCGCTTGGAGAGGCGGACAGGCTGGGCTTTGCCGGGACGTCGATAGAGAACGCCTGACTTACCCAATCTGACCATTTTTCTTTATCTGAGACACCCCTTACCCTGAACTTGAATTCCGTGATCTTCGGCTTGCCGGAGTAAGGGAAGTAGTTTGACAGTGACAGGGACACCGACTTGCTGGTTACAGCCTTGCCGATGTTGACTGCGGTTGTCCATTTGTCTGATTTCCCGGCACGGTTGACCAGATAGGAAAACTGCTGCTTGTCACTGTATGCTTCGCCTTTCTTCCAAGAGCAGGCGAACTTCATATTGTTCCTTGCTATAGATAGGCCTTTCGGCTTTTTACTTGTTTTCTTTCCCATATCACACCGTCCTCATTTCCAGTCTCATCTGTTTCACGAACTTGCGAGCCCATTCCTCCGGATTCTCAGCGCCGGAGACCTCCACATTGATGTTTACATCACCGGAATGACCGGTCTTTCCTGCGGAGAGCAGGGCTGCGACAATTTCATCACCGACACCGGATACTGCCGATGTGATCATATTCATCAGCGAGTCCGTTCCGACCACTGTTTCCGATCCGACTTCACCGCCGCCAAGCAGCGATCCGTTCTTCATGCCAAAGATCGTCGGGCTATTCAGGATCATTCCTTTTTCCATAGCCTTTGCATACCAGCTGACACTGAAGGAAGGCAGGG